TACTCAGGATCATATGCTAATAGATCAAATTATGTAACTGTAAAAACTGTAAACTTTACTACTCCTAATTTCTTTAATAGTAACGGAGTAATATCAGTAGCAGGATACACAGGATCTATCCCAACTAATGCTAGTGGAGCATTTGGTGGTGGAACTAGTATATTCCAGGGTGGTGCTAATTTTTATAACGCTATATCTACACAAACTCAAGGATTAGTAGCTGCTAGTTATACTAATATGATTAATTTATTAGCTAATACAGATGATTATAAATTTAATGTATTATTAACTCCTGGTATTATTAATTCACTTCACGCTCCTACAGTAACTAGTATTATCTCAAATACACAAAATCGTGGAGATAACATTTATGTACTTGATCTTGTACCTTATAATTCTAGTACAAGTACTGTTACATCCCAAGCACAAGGATTAAATACTTCATATGCTGCTTCATACTGGCCTTGGTTACAAGTAATTGAGCCTTCAACAGGTCAATTAGTTTGGGTACCAGCTTCAACTATGATTGGTGGTGTTTATGCTTATAATGATGCAGTAGCAGAACCTTGGTTCGCACCAGCAGGTATTAACAGAGGTGGATTATCAACTGTAGTAAGAGCTGAAACTAAATTATCTCAAACTCAACGTGATACTTTATATTCAAGTAAAGTAAATCCAATTGCTACATTCCCAGGAACTGGGGTAGTAGTATATGGTCAGAAAACATTACAAACTAGAGCAAGTGCTTTAGACAGAGTAAATGTTCGTCGTTTATTAATTTCTCTTAAATCGTATATTTCTCAAGTTGCTCTTAACTTAGTATTTGAACAAAATACATTAGTAACTAGAAATGCATTCTTAAGCCAAGTTAACCCTTACTTAACAAGTGTTCAACAACGTCAAGGATTATACGCGTTTAAAGTAGTAATGGATGATACAAATAATACACCTGATGTGATTGATCGTAATGAATTAATTGGTAATATTTACTTACAACCTACTAAGACTGCTGAATTCATTTACTTGAACTTCAATATTACTCCAACTGGTGCAACATTTCCAGCGTAATTCTTTAAAACACAGATATTTATAACAAACATAAAAATATAAAATAAAATGGCAGTATTAAATCCAAACGAAATATTCTTCACAGCATTTGAACCGAAAGTAAAAAATCGTTTTATAATGACTGTAGGTGGTATTCCAGCATATATTATTAAAAAAATTGGCGCTGTAGGTGTAGATATGGGTGAAATTAAATTAAACCATATTAACGTTTACCGTAAAATTAAAGGAAGAGCTCAATGGAATGATATCGAAATGACACTTCATGATCCTATTACACCATCAGGTGCTCAGGCAGTAATGGAATGGGTACGTTTAGCTCACGAATCAGTAACAGGTAGAGATGGTTACTCAGATTTCTACAAAAAAGATGTAACAATTAGTGTACTAGGTCCTGTTGGTGATATTGTATCTGAATGGGTTATTAAAGGTGCATTTATTAAATCAGCTAACTTTGGTGATTACAGTTGGGATGAAGATGCATCAGCACAAGAATTAACAGTTAATTTAGGAATGGATTATTGTATCTTGAACTTCTAATTAATAAAAATAAATGTAAAGAAAGCTCACCTAAATTTGGTGAGCTTCTTTATTTTTCATATATTTATATCCGTAAATAATAAGTTACATTTAAATAAAAGCTATGGAACAAACTTTTAATTTTCCAACAGAAGAAATCGAATTACCCTCTAAGGGTCTCATTTATCCAGCAGATAATCCTTTATCAAGTGGTAAAATCATTATGAAATATATGACTGCAAGAGAAGAAGATATTCTTACTAATCAGTCTTATATTGAAAAAGGAGTTGTTTTAGATAAATTATTACAAGCATTAATTGTTAGTAAAATTAATTATAATGATTTAATTACAGGTGATAAAAATGCAATTATGGTTGCTGCTCGTATTTTAGGATATGGAAGTGAGTATACTTTTAATTATGGAGGTAATGAACATACTGTTGATTTAACTCAAATTGAAAATAAACCATTTGAAGTGTCTAATAAAGGTGTAAATGAATTTAATTATACTTTACCATCAACTGATGTTAAAATTACTTATAAAATTTTAACTCATGGTGATGAACAAAAAATACAAGCCGAATTAGACGGTCTTAAAAAGATAAATAAAAATTCCTCCCCAGAACTTTCAACACGATTAAAATATTTAATTACATCAGTTGGAGGTGAACGTGATCCTAAAACAATACGAGAATTTGTTGATAATCAACTCTTAGCTCGAGACTCACGTGAACTAAGAAAACATATAAAAGATACACAACCCGACGTAGACTTAACTTTTTTTCCCGACGGGAGTACCGATAGAGTCGACATTCCTATCGGAGTTAAGTTTTTTTGGCCTGACTTCTGAGATCGCAGCGCAAGTTCGCGCTAACCTATTCACCCAAATCCATGAAATTGTATTTCATGGAAAGGGTGGATATGATTGGGAAACAGTCTATACTATGCCTAGATGGTTAAGACAATTTACTTTTAATAGAATTAATGAATTTTATAAAAAAGAAGCTGAGGAATATGAAAAAGCTTCTTCTAAAAGTAGAGGTAATAAATCTACATTAGTTGATTCATCAGGTAATGTTAATAAACAAGCATTTAAAGAAGCTTCACCTAGTTCTCCTAAAGTAAAATATAAATAAAAGTTATATTTTTTAATATTTATAACAGATAAATACTTTAGTAAATGGCAACACCATCAGAAGAATCAGAAAAAACTAAAAAAAATCTTGAAAATATAACCGAGATTGTAGATGCTATAGGTGAAGGCTTTAGAGACCTTACAGATAGATTTGCGGATGTTGTAACTGAAATTAAAGATGGATCTACTGAATTAAGTTATTTTAATAATATTACTAATGGTATAAAAAAATCTATTAGAGAATTAAATAAAAGTAATAATGAATTAATTAAAAATCAAATAGCTTTAAGTAATAAAACTTTAAAAGTTAAAGATATTGATGAACAGATCAATAAAATTAAAGCTACAAGAACTGTTTTAGAAAGTAGATTAGCAAATCTCCAAGAAAAAATAGCAAAAGATGGATCAGCATCAGTTGCTCAAACTAAAGAAATAGCTAATCTTAATAAACTGATAACTGAACAGTCTCAAGAAATTGAGGATCATCTTAAAGGTCAAAGAATAGAAGCTGAAAAATTAGAGCAATCTATAAATAATCTAAATCAATCTTTAGGAATAGCAGGTAATTTATTAAAGGGGGCCGAAGGACTCCTTAAGAAAATGGGGCTAGGAGCCTTAAATAATGTTATTAATTTTAAACAAATTAATCAACAATTACAAATACAAGCAAATCAATTAACAAATAATGGTCAAAATGCTTTAGGTTTTGGTGGTAAACTTAAATTAGCAGCTTCAGCAGCATCTTTATTAGGTAATGAATTAAGTAAAGCAATAACTGATCCTACTGTATTAATGGGATTATTGACAGCAGCATTTAAAAAATTTCTTGAAATAGGATTTAAAGCTGATAAAGAAGTAACAGCTTTATCTAAGTCTATGGCTTCTTCTGAGGGTCAAGCTAAAGCAGTAAGAGATCGTTTTGTTGATATAGAAAGTGGTGCTGTTGGAATTAAAGGTTCATTAGATAAAGTTTATGCTACAACTAAAAATTTAGTAGCAGCTCAATTAGAATTAGCAGATGTATTTGGAGCTACTCGAGGATTAACTGATCAACAAATTGAAGATCAAGTTTATTTAACAAAACAAATAGGATTATCTGCAGATGAAGCAGCTGGTTTACAACAATTAGCTATGGCTAATGGAAAAACAGCAGATGATGTTGTTAATGCAACTATAAAACAAACATCAGCTTTAGCTAAACAAAAAGGAATTCAATTAGATAATAAAAAAGTTTTAGGTGAAGTAGCTAAAGTATCTGGTCAATTAAGATTACAATATCAAAACAATCCAGAACTAATAGCTAAAGCAGTTGTTCAATCTCAAAAATTAGGTATTAGTTTAGATCAAGCAGCTAAATCAGCCTCACATTTATTAAATTTTGAAGAATCAATTGAAAATCAAATCTCAGCAGAATTACTAACTGGTAAAAGTTTAAATTTAGAGAGAGCAAGATTATTATCATTAAATGGAGACGTAGCTGGTTCAATGGAGGAAATACTTAATCAAGTAGGATCATCTACAGAATTTGCTAGCATGAATGTTATTCAACAAGAAGCATTAGCTAAAGCAGTTGGTATGACAACAGATGAATTAGCTGATTCTTTAGTAAAACGAGAAAATTTAAATAAATTAGGAGATACTACTAAAAAACAAATTGAAGAACAAATTGAAGCCGCTAGAAAATTAGGTGATGAAGATAAAGTAAGAATGTTAGAAAATTCTATTGGTAATGAAAATGATGCTAAGGCTGCTTTAGACAAAGTAGCAGCTCAAGATAGATTTAATGAGGCCATAGAAAAACTTCAATCAATATTAAGTAATATAGTTAGCGGCCCAGCTATGATATTTGCCCAAACTTTAGCTAATATAGTTTCTGATGCTGGTAATTTAGAAAGAATATTTACTTCAATTAAATTAATAATGGTAGGTTTAGGTGCTATGAAGTTAGCAGGATTAATAACACAATTAGGATCCGCCGCTGTAGCAGCTGGACTTTTAAGTGCTAGTACTATTGCCGCTGCTTCCGCTATTACTTTTGGAGTTGGAGCTATAGCTATAGTAGCAGGAATAGCTTCTATGATGGATGCTTTTGATGATGCTAAAGCTAAAGCAGAAGCAGACGCTGTTACACAAGTGCCTGATGGTATTATAAGTAATGATGGTTTAGTAGTAGGAAAATATAATAAAGGTCAAATCCAACCTATTGCTCAAGGCCTACCAGAAGATAATGTAATATTTACAACTAATAGACCTACTACTAATAATAATACAGATAATAGCGAATTAGCTAGAGAAATGAAAGAAATAAAAGCAATATTAACTGATACCTTAAACGTAGATAAACAAATGGTAGCACTTAATATGGCTAAACAAGCTGCATCTATAGTAATGGATAGTACTAGATTAGGTACAGCAGTTAATATGGGCACATATTCAATACAATAATTTAAAAATAATCATATTTATAATAAAAACTATATACAATGGGACTATTAGACATGCTTACAAACCAAGGTTCACCTTACTCATATGGTAATGGTCAAACCCCTTCTACTAATCAATTAGCAACAAAACAATCAACAATGCACGCTGATGGAGCTGCACCTGGATATTCATTAGATGGATCTGATTTTGCTGATGTAAACAATAACTATCAACAGTATAATGATGGTGATCCTAATTTTTTACCTCAACCTTCTGGATTAGATATAAATGGACAGATTCCTTCTGTTGCTTTAAATGATCCTAATACTCCATCTATTAATAATTCTTTCCAATACGGAACATATATTGGTAACTTTCCTGGTTAATTATGGGATTAATAAACCTTAGAACTAATTTAAAGGGGTATGGTTTAATAAACTCACCGGAGTTATATATCTCCAAAGGATCAGTAGATTTAAAGTTTGGAAATGATGAATATGGAGGAGGAAGTAGTGGACAACCATTTGTTCAAACTCGTATTCCTGCTACAGATGAACCATTACAAACTTCTTTTTCTTTAACAGGTAATAATCTTACTGAAGGGTTAGGTACTGTAGTTGCATCTGCTGGTGCTGGAGCACTTATAGGAACTTTAGCAGGTGGTCCAGTAGGAGCAATAGCAGGAGCAGCGGCAGGATTAGGAATTGGTATTGCTGGAGCTGTAAGCACACAAGATCTTAATGTTAGTTTAAAACTTCCAAACGCTGGAACAGGTGGTACTGATTTTTTACTTCGTGGTGGTATTTTACTACCAAATATTATAGCTAATGACGAAGAACGTTTATTTAAATTTTTTAAAAGTACAGATGGAATATTATTTACTGTTAAACAAAATTTATTATCTAGAATAGCAGTAGAAACTCAAGCTAGTCCTAAATTATTAAACAGTGGTATTTATACACCTATTAGTACTTTACTTCAAGTAGCAGGTAATCCTTTTGGTTTACATGTTAATAAACAAGGTTTAAATCCACTTGGAGGTTTTGGAGGGGCAGATACATATTTAGATGTAATAGAAGATAAAATTCGTCCTGAGGTTACTAATAGATTAATTCAATTAACTAAAGATAAAATTAATACTGGGATAGATGATGTAAATATTAGATCATATGGTGGAGGTCCTGATTCAATTTTAGGTATAGGAAAAACATATATTCGTTTTGCTACAGATAATGTTGGTGATCCTTTAAAAGTTAGTAAAGCCACAACAGATAATACTTTAGATTATTTTGGAATAAGTTCTATTTCAGATGAAAATATACCTAATCCAATAAATGGTTATGTAACTATAGTTGATTTTAGACAAAGATTAAACCAAAGATTAGTTAATGCTCCATCGTATGATTGGGGTAAAGGTAAAACATTAGAAACTAGAACAAATTTAGGTGACCCAGGAAATTTAAGTACTACTGAAAAAAAACCTGTTAGTTATACTAATGGGTATTTAGATGATATTAATAAATCATTTGGAGCAGCATCTCCTAATTCGTATGATAAAATAAACGCTTTACCTATATATAGAAGTACAAATGAAAGTGTTGTAGATCCTAATTTAAATCCAAATACTTATTCTGATTTAGTTAATTTTAGAATAGGAGTTATAGATAATGATATAAGTAGTGGTAATTTAGCTAAAATAGATTATATTCATTTTAGAGCATTTTTAAACACAATAAGTGATACTTATGATGCTACTTGGAATCCTACAAAATATATAGGAAGAGGAGAAAACTTTTACACTTATAGTGGGTTTGACAGAAAAGTTTCATTATCATGGACTGTAGCAGCTCAATCAAAAGCTGAACTTATTCCAATGTATAAAAAATTAAATTATTTAGCTTCTCTTTGCGCTCCAGATTATAGTAGTTTTGGTTATATGAGAGGAAATATAGTAAAATTAACTATTGGAGGATATTTCTATGAACAACCAGGTATCATAACTGGAATTAGTTATGAAATGAATGATGATAATTCATCTTGGGAAATAGGAATAGATGATAATGGTGATGTTGATAGTTCTGTTAAACAATTACCTCATATAATTAGAGTTAATAGTTTTAACTTTATACCAATTCATGAATTTGTACCAAGAAAACAACAAAATAAATTTGGTGGAAAAGATGGTTTAGATAAAGGATTTATTAGTGGTTATGGAAATGAAAGATTTATAGCGTTAAAAGGAGCAGATAATGATGGTATAACTAACATTGCGTATGGTTCTGAGTTAGATTTAGCACAAGATAAAGCTTTATCTAATTGGAGTGGATTACCAAATACAACTACTATAGCATAATGAATAGATATCAAAATATTCCTATTATAAAAGTTGATAACAAAGCTTGTTATCAAACAACTCGTTATCCTGAAGTGCCATTATCAACTAATGATATTTATGTTTACGCTGTTCAAGGAGATAGATTTGATGTGTTAGCTTCTCAATATTATAAAGATAGTTCTTTATGGTGGATTATATCTATAGCTAATACAGCAATAGCAGGTACATCTTTACCTTCTGATTTACCTCAAGATTCATTAATTATACCTGAAGGTAACCAAATTCGAATTCCAGCTGATTATCCTGGAGTATTAAATAGTTTTAAAGCGATAAATAATTTATAAAATGAATATATTTGGTGAAGGATTTCCTCAAGAAATAATAGATCAAATTGAAATAAGACAAAAAGTCTATAGTTATGGTTATGGAGAAAATACTTTTAATAGATTTGAAGGTAGTTATGTTTATACTAATGCTAAAACAGCTTGGTGTAAATTAGTATCTGCCGCTACTATAGATGATACTGGTTTATTAAATAACTCTATTATAAGAGATTTAGGTTTTTCCAACGGAGATCAAATTGCTAGAGATTTTATATTATTTAATGGAACAACTCCTTCTTCATCTTTAGATGGTAAATTTGGATTAGGTTATGGAGATACTAAAGGATTTGGGGCATATAATAGTTGGGGAGTACCTAATGCAGACTTTGGTTTTAGACCAATAGCTGGTATAACAAGTGTAAATGTTAAACATAAAAATAGAGGTTCAATTAGAGCAGCTACTGTTAATATTAAAGCATGGGATAAAGCAACTTTTGAAATTATTGATGTTTTATATTTACGTTTAGGTTTTTCTGTTCTTTTAGAATGGGGAAACTCAGTTTACTTAGAAAATAGAGATGGTGTCCTTCAACAAAACGTTAATAATAGTTTAGCTAATGAATTTTTAAATGCTAATTTAAGTTATACTGAATTTTTATCTAAAATTAAAAACCAACAATTAAAATCATTTGGAAACTATGATGCAATGTTTGGTAAAGTAACTAATTTTCATTGGTCATTTAATCAAGATGGAAGTTATGATATAAAACTAGATTTAATTAGTGCGGGTGATGTTCTTGAATCTTTTAAAGTTAAAGGAAATGCAATATCACCTTCTGATTCATCTACAACACCATCAAATACAGGAACAGATAATGATAAAGTCACTTTAGATACAAAAGATATATATAAAGTTTTATCAGCTTATGCTTCTACAAACGATATAGCTAATTATTTATATAAAGCTTCTTTAATATTTACATCTCCTCATCAAGGACATGCGGGTAATATAAATTATTTATATAACTATTCATCAAAAACTGATCCTAATAATTATTGGACTCCAACTACAGGAGATTTTGATAAAGCTCAAACTAGTCCTTATCGTAAAAAGGATATATGTTTTGTAGTATCAACTACAATTACATCTTCTTCAGACACTTCTACTAAATATAACGCTGAAACTAATTATTTTATAAGGTTAGGTAATCTTCTTAAATTTATAGAAGAAGGAGTTATGTATAAGATTAAAAATCAAAAAGGAGCAGAACAACCTCTTTTATTATTTGATTATGATGTTAGTAATTTTATGCATGTCCCTCCTCAAATGATGAGTTACGATCCATCAGTTTGTATGGTAAGAAGAAAAGTAACATTCCCTGGTACTCCAGGTAATCCAAATAAAATAGACGAAGCAGAATATTTTCAATATAGTGGTTATATAGATCAATCATCAGTAACCGAAACTAATTTTGCTGAAGAATTTATGGTAGATTCTTTAGATGAAGTAGGAAAAATAATGGATATTTATATTAATTTTAGATATATTTTAACTAAATTACAAGAATCAACAGATAAAGATACAAATGAATTAAAATTAATAGATTTTTTAAAAAGTATTTTATCAGGAATAAATAGTTCTTTTGGTGGATACAGTAAATTAGAATTATTTATAGATGAAACAACTAATAATGTTAAAATTATAGATCAAAATCCTTTACCATCTAATACAAAAGCAATAGAATATTTAAATACAAATTATAAAACTACTATTCCTACAAAGTATGCTTTATTTGAATTATATGGTTATGTAAAAAGAGAAAATGTTGACTATGAAAAAACTACTATAGTACAAGATTTTAAATTTGACACAGAAATAACTCCTGAACTTTCCACTATGATTAGTGTATCTGCTACTAGTAGAGGAAATGTAGTAGGAGAAAATAATACTGCTTTATCTAGATTAAATTTAGGTATAACAGATAAATATAAAACTGAAGTAAATGGAGGTGGTATTCTTTTAAATTCATCAGCAACAGATAAAAAAACTAAATTATTAGAAGACAAAAATAAAGCTGAAGCAGAATATTATGATTTTATAATTAATTTAATTCCTTATTTAAGACATTTATTTTATGGAACTTATATCCCTAGTGAAATCCAAGATAATAAGGGAGCTTTTACTATTTATATGAAATTATATAAAAAAGTTCAAAAAGTAATAAATGATTATAATAGTTACGATGCTGTTAATAATTCTTTTAAAAATACAACTCAATTCCAACCAGGAACAGGATTTATTCCTTTTAATTTATCATTAACAATAGATGGATTATCAGGTGTAAAAATAGGATCTAAATTTTTAGTGGATGGGTCTTATTTACCTTCAAATTATCCTGAAACTGTTGATTTTCTTATTAAAAATATTACTCATGAAATAAAAGATAATAAATGGACTACTAATTTAGAATCATATTGTATTGCTCAAGGTGATTCATCTTATACTACTCCTAAAAGAGAATCTCCCGCTGCAAATACTACTCCAACTCCAACCCCAACTCCAACACAGTCAGGAGTAATCCCAGGAAGATATAGTACTTTTAATGATAATAATCCATTTAATTTAAGACCTAATAGTGGTCCACAATTTACTGGATATATTGGTAAAAAAGAAGGATTTAGAGGAAATACATCAATTGGGTATTTTGCAGTTTTTGATACAAAAATTCATGGTATTAGAGCAGGTTTAAAAAATCTTGAAGGATATTTTACTAGAAGAAAATTAAAAAATATAAAAGAAATAATTAATGTATATGCTCCAGGAGGATCAGTAGGTCAAACTCAAGCTAATACCAATGCATATGTTAACTCTGTTACTAATTATATGAAAGCAAATTGGGACCCAGCTGTAACATCTACTACAACATTAACATTTGCTGGATCAACAGAAACTAATCCTAAAAACATTAAAATGTTTAAAGAATTAAATAAAGCAATACTAAAACAAGAAGGAAAATTAACATCTGATTTAATATCTTCTATTGATTCTTTTGATACTAAAAATTTAGCTTAATATGTATTATCCTAAATCTCAAATAACAACTAATTTATATACTAATGGAAATGAGTTGTTTTTACAATCAGATGGTAGTTCATATACTGGGTATTATTACCAAACATCTAATGGATCATATTTCTCAGGCAGAACTCCTCAAGATACTCCTAATGTTAAATTAGTTCCTTTTTCATCATTAAATATTATTCAAACTAATAATAATCCTAATTTACAATATATTAATACGTCTCAAGATTCAATAAATTATCCTTTATTTAAAGATGAAAATATATTAGTGCCGTATTATTCTTTAACTTTACCTACTCTTACAGATTATCAAATAGGAGAAATGAGAAGATATTTTTGTAAAAAATCAAATGAAATTTCTTATTTAGAAATAAATAAAGAAGTTTATAATAAATTAATCCAAAATGATTCTACCATAGCATTTAAATACTATCAAGCATTTAATGTTCCATGGCAATTAACAGGTGATAAAGAACAAGTTTACACTACAAATCGTAACATAGTAGAACTAACTATGAAACAACAAAAACTGCCTCAATTCGATTTGTATCTTAAAAAAGATTATATAAAATATTATAGATAAACAACATACGTCTTAGGACCGTATATAGCTTCGGCTATGAGCACCTCAACTTCGCTCCTTGAGGTGCTCTTTTTAATTAAAAGTTTGGGATCCCAAGATTTTTTTAGTATATTCTCTCTCATAAAATAAAGGTTATGTTCTATATAGTAGAAACGTCTGAACAGTTAAATGAATTTTTTGAAATAGGTTACGAGAAAGTATTCGTAGAGCCTATACTATTCAATGACAACATACATCCTGCTTTAAATCACTTATCACTACTATACATTAAACCGTTAAATGATAGTAAAGGATACATACTATGTCTTAATCATACTGAAGCGTTAAAGTTGCATAAAACGCATATAACGAATTTACTCGCATCATTTAAGGAAATATATGTTCGTAATCGTAAGTCGTTTATATACATTTTTCCACTTAAGAATTTAATAGATATATCGTTTTACATACCAGAATATGTAGAACCTACAACACCTACTCATGAATCATTTTACCAGAAGTATGGCAATAAAGAAAATATAAACACAATTATTCCATTAGTAAAACATTATGAAAAATGTGAACTTATATTTGATAAGGTAAAAAATTACTTTAAAACAGATAACGCTAAATTTAACAACAAATTTACTAGTGTTTTCTTTGCGATTGAAAGAAACGGTATTAAAATAAATAAAAAACAATTTGACAAATATTTCGAACTAGACAATGAACACTTTAATATACAAGATGATACAATTTATACACAGTATAACTTATATACTACAACCGGAAGGCCTTCCAATAGTTTTAATAGTGTCAATTTTGCAGCACTAGCAAAAGATAATGGATGCCGAAAATCATTTATACCTAAAAACGATAAGTTTATTGAAATAGATATAAGTGCTTATCACCCAACATTAGCTGCTCAATTAGTAGGATATGATTTTGGAGATGAAACACCATATGAATATTTTGCTCGTGAAGCAGGAATTGAGGTAAGTGAAGCTAAAATATTGATGTTTAGACAGTTATATGGAGGCGTTTATAATGAATATAAACACATCGATTTTTTTCAATTAATTGAAGAACATGTAAATAAGTTATGGAAAGAATATACAACAAATGGTTATATATCTTGCCCTATCTCCGGGCATATGTTAACAAAAGATATAAAAGATATCAATCCACAAAAATTATTTAATTATACGTTACAAAACTTGGAAACATCAACTAATGTTTGTATCGTATGGGACATTATCAAATTATTAAAAAACAAAAAAACAAAAATAGTATTATACACCTATGATTCTATTTTACTAGATTATCACGATGACGATGATATTCTAGATCAAATAAAAGAAGTATTTAAAAAATATAATTTAAGAACCAAAACAACAAAAGGCTTAAATTATGATAAAATGATATAGTTATGGAAGGAATCGCGTTTGAACCACCAGTAGATATTTATAATCAGTATGACTTTATAACTGATGGCGATTTTATGAATAATCGATTATTTGCTACTTTTACGCAGCAAGAAAATATAGATAACTTGATTGATGATTTATCGTCAAGTTACGAAATAATGTATAACAAAATGTTTGTACTTTTTGTAAAGAGTACAAACGAATATGTTATTACATATAATGTAGAACAAGCAAATGTTAATTCAATCCCAGTAAATACTATCTTAGTACATCGTAAAAAAGAATCAAATACGTTATATACAATAAATGCACTAAATGATTTAATTAAAAAATTAAACGGAGGAGTAGTTGATCCAACTTTTAGAATAGAATGGCAACATTATCGTAACTGTATTTTACTTACTCAACACGGAGAAGTCAAACAACTCAACACAAAAATATATAAAATTGTAAATTTATGATTAAATTAACTGATTTATTAAAAGAAATTAATGAAGGAAAACAGGTAGGAGATATATATCATTATACTACATTTGAATCTGGATTAAAAATACTACAATCAAATCAATTTAAAGCATCAGAAGCCGCTGACAGTACAAGAGCTAATCCTATTTACGCAGTTTCATTCACAAGAGATAAGCAGTTTCATAATAATCATAATATAGGATTTGATGTGTCATCATTTGGACAAAGACCTCAAGTCAGATTTACTGTTGATGGTGATAAATTGAGTAATAAATATAAAATACAACCGTACGCACAAATCGGTGGGTCTGGAAGATTTGAAAAAGAACGAGAAGAATTTGAAGCAGAAGAAAGAGCTGTATCAAATAAACCATTTACAATATCAATTTTAACCTATATAAAAAGTGTTGATATCCTTGTTGAATATAAAAAACCACATAAAAAAGATTTAAGTGGTGAATATGATTTTGATGAGGAATATGATTATAGAATATTTGCACCTATTAGAGCAGAAATTATTAAATTTGCTCAAGATAAAAATATACCCATTAACTTAATAGTTAATAAAAATGGTGATCCATGGCCTGATAAAGCTAAAGATACTCTTATACAAAAAATACTTAATTGGGTTAAAGGAAAATGATTAAACTAGTTAACTTATTAAATGAAATAATAAATGAGGCTTTACCTATATCTAAAGCTAAAGAATTATATTCTATACAAAAATCAGATGAAGTAATAGATGAACAAAATACAATGTTTGAGGCTTTAAAAACATTACCTGAATATATTAAATCTAATAATAATGGGGATAGATTGTATTTTGATATAAATGAAGATATTAAAACAAATTATAATAAATATAGTAATGCTGATACAATAATACAAGATGAAATTACTGCTTTTTTAAAAAGTAAAGGATATAAAGTCACAGATTATATTAAAGGTATAGCAATAGATAAATATAATAGAGAAGTCAAAATAGGTAAAATTTTAAATAAATCAGAATCTAATTTATTACGAAAATTTAATAATGATGTTTCTAGACAATCACTTTCAACAGATCAAATAGTAGTTTTTTCAAAAAATCCATATGATATAGGAGGTATGTCATCAAATCGAGGATGGACTTCATGTATGAATTTATATGGTGATAATGAAAATAAACATTATGTTAATTGTGATATAAAAAAAGGTACAATAATTGCATATTTAATTAATTTAAATGATAAAAATATTAATAAACCACAAGCCCGTATATTAATTAAACCTTTTATAAATGTAAAAGATAAAAATGATATAGTATATTGGGTTGGAAATGATGTATATGGTACTGCGCCTGAATATTTTTATAAATTTGTAAATTCTATTTTTGAGAAATTTTATCCATATCAAGGAAAATATAAATTAAGTGCAGGATTATATGATGATGAAGGTACACCTGGAAATATAGATTTTAAAGAAGAAGAAAAGAGAAAAAAACAAATAGAAATAGCTAATAAAATAGCAAATGGTGAGAAATTAGAACCAGATGAATATAATTTAGATTATTTAATGTTATATGATAGAAATATAAAAAATATTCCTCCAGTTAAAGTTAAAGGACCAGTATCATTAGCACGTAATCCTTTACTTAAGTCATTACCAGATGGTTTTGAAGCTAAAGGAAATTTATGGTTATCATTCACAGGAATAGAAACATTACCTCAATCTCTTTCACCACAACAAATATCATTAAATAAAACACCACTAGCTAAAAAATTTAATGATGATGAAAAATTAATAAGAAAAGCTTATCCTAATCTTAAAGGAAAAATTTTCGTATAATATTTATCATAGACCATAATACTCATTACTGATCACACTACTAATAAAAAAGCATTAGAAGAGCTTTAAGACTCCGTTTGGCTTTCAAGAAAAAGAGTAGTATATTTAATATAGTAAACCAAAAATTATTAATATGGATTTAAAATCAATCAAAAACAAATTGAGCGCCTTACAGACTCAAGGGCAAAAGAAAGAAAAGGTCGACTACAGTAAGTACCTATGGAAGCCAAAACAAGAAGGCAAGTACCAAATCAGAATTGTTCCATCTAAGTTAGACAAAAACAATCCGTTTCGAGAAGTATTTGTACATTACGGTTTCTCAAAATTTCCTATCTACGCTTTAACTAACTGGGGTGAAAAAGATCCAATCGTAGAATTTGCTAAACAGCTTAAGCAAACTAATGACAAGGAAAATTGGAAATTAGCTAAAAAATTAGAACCAAAAATGCGAGTATTTGCTCCTGTAGTTGTTAGGGGTGAAGAAGACAAAGGCGTTCGTCTTTGGGAATTTGGTAAAGAAATTTACATGCAATTGTTAGGTATCGCTGATGATGAAGATTATGGTGATTACACAGACATTACTGATGGTCGTGACTTCACATTAGAAGCAGTTATGGGTGACATTGGTGGTCGTCAAGGTTTAAAAACATCAATTCGTGTTAAACCAAAAACATCTCCATTAACTACAGACAAATCAGATATTGAGTCTTGGTTAGAAGATCAACCGGATATCTTAGAACTACAACGTAAGACTGAGTTTGACAAATTAAAAGAAATTCTTCAAAACTGGTTAAATCCAGAAGATGCTACAGATGTTGAAGAAGATGAAGATGAAGAAGAAACAGTTGAAACACCTTCTAAAGTAAAAAATGATTTACCTTGGGATGATGATGAAGACGAAGATGAAGCACCTGTTAAAACAGCACCTTCTAAAAATTACGAATTAAAAACTAAAAAGTCTAAAGCAGATAAATTCGATGAATTGTTTGACGACGAAAACTAAAATTAAGTTATGGCCAAAAAATCAACATCGCTAACCGAGGCGGTCAGTTCTCAACTTAAAGCTAATTTTGATTTAGATAAGTTTAAAGAGAAAAAGTCATTAAACAATAAGGTCAAATTCAAAGATCAAAAATGGATCCCATTTTCGGAAGCGCTTCAAAAAGCGCTTTCGTTACCTGGGGTACCTATGGGACATATTACAATGGTTCGAGGTAAAAGTAATACTGGTAAATCTACTACTTCTATCGAAGCTATTGTAAGTGCTCAAAGACAAGGAGTTTTACCTATTTTAATGATTACAGAAATGAAACATGATTGGGAACATTTTAAAAAAATGGGTTTCCAAATGGATGAAGTAAAAGATGAAGACGGAAACGTTATTAATTATGATGGATTCTTTATTTATCGAGACAGAAGTACTTTACACTCAATTGAAGACATTTCAGTGTTTATGGCTGACTTGATTGATGAGCAAGCAAAAGGAAACTTACCTTATGATCTATTATTTGTATGGGATTCAGTAGGATCCATTCCATGTAATATGAGTATTGAACAAGGTAAAAACAATCCAATGTGGAATGCAGGAGCAATTGCAACTCAATTTGGTAACTTTATTAATCAAAAGATTGTATTGTCTCGTAAAGAAGAACAACCATATACTAATACGTTCTTGATTATCAATAAAACAGGAGTAGCACCAGCAGAAGGTCCTATGGCAAGACCTAGAATGACTAACAAAGGTGGTGATACATTTTTCTATGATGCCTCATTAGTACTTACTTTTGGTAACGTAACTAATAGTGGTACAAGTAAAATTAAAGCTGTAAAAGATAAGAAAGAAGTAGAGTTTGCACTTCGTACTAAAATTTCATGTGATAAAAATCACGTTAACGGAATTACTACTAAAGGAACTATTGTAAGTACAGTTCATGGATTTATCGAAGATTCTCCAAACGCAATTACTAAATATAAGAAAGATCACTCAAATGAGTGGCTTGATATTTTAGGTAAAGGTGAAGCTAAAATAGCTGAAGATAATTCAGATTGGGATGAAAAGAAAGACATTACTGAATTAGTAGATTTCGAAGATAGTATTCAAGAAGATTAATCAATGGACCGTAAAGATTTACTTAAACTTCTTGATAATGTTCAAGAAGATGAAAAAACAATCCTTAAAGACGAAAATAGGATTTTAATTATAGATGGTTTAAATCTATTTTTAAGGAATTTTGCTGTATTAAATTACATAAATCCTCAAGGAACTCATATAGGTGGTTTAGGTGGATTTTTACGCTCATTAGGTTCTTTAATAAAACAAATTCAACCTACTGCCGTGTATATTATATTCGATGGAATAGGTTCTTCCCTAAACAGGAAGAGCCTTATTCCCGAATATAAATCAGGTAGAAATTTAAATAGAGTAAATGCAAACATATTTGATAAATTAGACGACGAAAATGAAGCTAAAGCAGATCAAATAGGAAGACTAATCCAGTATTTACAGTGTTTACCTGTTAAAGTTTTATCAATGGATAAGGTAGAAGCAGATGATATTATAGCATTTCTAAGTGTTGAAATGACTAAAAATGAAAAAACAAAAGCATATATTGTATCTTCAGATAAGGATTTTTTACAATTAGTAGATGAGCATATAACTGTTTATGCTGCTATGGAAAAAGAATTTTATACACCTAAAAAAGTAAAAGAAAAATACGGTATTCATCCTTACAATTTCTTAACTTATAAAACATTAATGGGTGACAACTCAGATAAAATACCTGGGATAAAAGGATTAGGACCTAAAAAGTTACCTAAAATGTTTCCTCAACTATTTGAAGACAAATTATGTACATTAGAGGATATTTTTAATGTAGCTAAAGATAACTATGAGAAATATGATGTGTATTGTAGAATTATAATGGATTATGAAAAATTAAAGGATAGTAAAAAAGTAATGGATTTAGGAAATCCTATTTTGGATTCCCGAGAAAAAGAACTTATATTAGACTCTGTAAATGAATTAGCTTTTAAATTAGATATACCAACATTTATAAAGTTATATAACCAAGATGGATTAGGGAATGTATTAAAAAATGTTGAATTTTGGTTACGAGACAATTGGAATATAATTGATAGATATAATAAAGCAAAACATAAATAAAAGTTATGACATTAAGTAATTTAGAGAATTATGGAATTGGATTCCAAACAAAAGTTATCTCCGCTTTATTAACAGATAAACCATTTTTACAAAATGTAAATGACGTATTAACAGAAGAATACTTCTCTAATTCAGCTCATAAATGGGTTGTAAATGAAGTAATAAAATATTACCATAAGTACCATACTAATCCTACAATGGATGTTTTAAAGGTAGAAATGAAACGCCTTGAAAATGAAGTACTCCAGGTATCTATCAAAGAACAATTAAAAGAAGCATATCGTTCATCTGATGAGAGTGATTTAACTTATATTAAGCAGGAATTTACTAACTTTTGTAAAAATCAACAGTTAAAAAAAGCGCTTTTAAATTCGGTTGACTTATTAAAAGCAGGCGACTATGATTCTATTAGATCATTAGTTGACGGTGCTTTACGTTCAGGTCAAGATAAAAATATTGGTCACGAGTACAATAAAGATACTGAATCAAGATATCGTGAAGAAGATAGAACACCAATTCCTACACCTTGGAATGAAATAAATGCTTTACTACAAGGTGGATTAGGTGAAGGTGATTTTGGATTGATGTTTGGTAATCCAGGTGGAGGTAAAAGTTGGAGTTTAGTAGCATTAGGCGCTTACGCTGTACAAGCAGGATTTAATGTTATACATTATACATTAGAATTAGGTGAAAGTTATGTAGGAAGACGATATGATGCATTTTTTACTCAAATACCTGTAAATAAAATTATTAAATATAAGGATAAGGTAGAAGAAGCAACATCATTACTACCAGGTAATTTGATTATTAAAGAATATCCAATGGGTAAAGTATCTATAAATACTGTAGAAGCACATATTAAGAAATGTATTGATTTAGATTTTAAACCAGATTTAGTTATTATTGATTATGTAGATCTTTTATCATCAAAAAGAAATAATCGTGAGAGAAAAGACGAGATAGATGATATTTATACTAGTACTAAAGGATTAGCTCGTGAACTTAAACTACCTATTTGGAGTGTATCACAAGTAAATAGAGCTGGTGCTAAAGACAATATTATTGAGGGTGATAAGGCTGCAGGATCTTACGATAAAATGATGATCGCGGATTTCGCGATCTCTTTATCAAGACAGAAGAAAGATAAAGTAAATGGTACAGGTAGGTTCCATATTATGAAGAATAGATATGGGATGGATGGAATGACTTTTAACGCAAAAGTAGATACATCTACAGGACATATTGAGATATTAAATGAATTAAGTGAAGATGAAGAAGAAATGGAAATGAAAAGTACTAAAAAAGTAGCAGGTACCGACTTTGATAATTTAGATAGAGAATATCTAGCACAACAATTTTTTGAACTGAACAAATAAAATTTATGATAACTGAACCAAGAATTTATTACAAACCATTCGAATACCAAGACGCATTCGATTTCTATAAAAACCAGCATAGAGCACATTGGCTAGCAGATGAAGTACCATTAGCATCAGATTTGAACGATTGGAAGTTAAAATTAAATGAATCTGAAAAAAATTTAATTGGTAACATTTTAAAATCATTTGCCCAAACAGAAGTACATGTAAACGATTATTGGTCAACAAAAGTATCAGTATGGTTTCCAAAACCTGAAATTCAAGCAATGGCTCGTGTGTTTGCTGATTTTGAATCAATTCATGCTGAAGCATATGCTCGTTTAAATGAGGAATTAGGTTTAGATGACTTTAAAGCATTTATGGAAGATGAAGTATCTAAAGCTAAAATTGATCGTTTAATTGAAGTACCTGGAGAGTCATTAGAAGAAAGAGCATTATCATTAGCTATATTCTCAGCGTTCACTGAAGGTGTAAATTTATTTAGTTCGTTTGCTGTACTAATGAGTTTCCAATTAAGAAACTTAATGAAAGGTACAGGTCAAATTGTTGAATGGAGCGTAAGAGATGAATCACTACATTCAAAAGCAGGATGTTGGTTATATAGAACATTACTTAAAGAATGTCCTGAATTAGATACTCCTGAAATGAGAAGTAAAATCATTGAAGCATGTGAGTTATCAGTACAATTAGAATATGATTTTATTGAAAAAGCATTTGAAATGGGTAATATTGATGGTTTAAATAAAGAACAATTAAAAACATTCATTAAAGCAAGAGCAAATGAAAAAATGATTGAATTAGGATATAGTTCAATTTATAATGATATTGATCCTAATTTACTTAAACAAATGGATTGGTTTGGTCACTTAACAAGCGGTAAAACACACCAAGATTTTTTCGCAGGTAGAGTAACAAGTTATTCAAAATCAACAGCAGATTGGGACGATTTATAAAAATAAAGTTATGTTAAAACCACAATCAATTAGAAAAGGAATTACCATCCTCTTAAATGGTAAAGAAGCCATCAAACAAGAAATCATAGATTTAAGTGTTGATTGGAGTGATTCACAAACTAATTTCTTTAAAAAACTTCTTAAACAAGGAGGAGAAACAAAAATTAATGGTAATCGAATTAAAGTGATTCCTCAAGAAACAGTAGTCAATTCAAAAGGAGAAAAAGATGGAGGAGTGATAGTAATCCCAGGACTAGATCAAAGATTTTAACGATTAAAAAACATATGAGCATTCAAGTGAATACAACAAATTGGATTAAAGGAAAAAACTATCCTGAATGGATGGATGAAATCGCGATAAGTATGATTTCAAAAGGCTATTTATTGCCTGATGAAGATGTATTTGACGCGTATAAAAGAGTTAGTAAAGCAGCTGCTCGTAGACTAAAACGTAAAGATTTACAACCATTCTTTTACGAAGCAATAGAAAAAAATTGGTTATGTTTAGCATCACCTGTTTTATCAAATATGGGTACTGAACGTGGAATGCCTATTTCATGTTTTGGTATTGATGTAGGTGATTCTATTGAAGGTATTGCTGATGCTAACTCAGAACTAATGAGATTATCTTCACAAGGTGGAGGAGTTGGTATTGGAGTATCTCGCATTAGAGGTAGAGGTAAACTAATCAAAGATAATGGAGTAAGTGAAGGTGTAGTTCCATGGTGTAAAATTTATGACTCAACTATATTAGCAACTAATCAAGGATCAGTTCGTAGAGGAGCAGCATCAGTAAATTTAAACATTAACCATCCTGATATTGAAGAATTTTTAAGTATTCGTAGACCTAAAGGTGATGTTAATCGTCAATGTCTAAATCTTCATCAATGTGTTGTTATTGATGATGAGTTTATGACTAAACTAGACAATAAAGATCCTAAAGCAATGAAGTTGTGGGGCGAAATTCTTAAAACACGTCTTGAAACAGGTGAACCTTATATTATGTTTGAGGATAACATGAATAATCAGAATCCTGAAGCATATAAGAAAAATAACTTAAAAGTTTCAATGACAAATATATGTAGTGAAATTTCACTTTACACAGATGAATTACACTCATTTATTTGTTGTTTATCTTCACTTAACTTAGCTCGTTGGGATGAATGGAAAGACTATAAGTTCGAAAATGGAATGACATTGCCTGAACTTACTTGTTGGTTTTTGGAAGGTGTACTTCAAGAATTTATTGATAGAGCTAAAAACATTAAGTTCATGGAAAACACAGTTCGTTCTGCTACCAAAGGTAGAGCAATTGGAATTGGTGTTTTAGGATGGCATACTTATTTACAGTCAAAAGGATTACCATTTGTAGGTATTCAAGCAAGTGCCCATACAAGAATTATATCAGATTTTATTTATAGTGAGGCTTTAAAAGCAAGTAGAGAACAAGCAGAACTTTATGGTGAACCAGAATGGTGTAAAGGAACAGGTTTAAGACATACTCACCATATCGCAATCGCTCCTACAGTATCAAATGCTCACGTTTCAGGAGGTGTATCACCTTCAATTGAACCAATTCCTGCTAACGTTTATAATCTAAAAACAGCAAAAGGTGTTTTTATTAAACGAAATAAAATATTAGAGGAATTATTAGAGAAAAAAGGATACAACATTGATAGCGTTTGGGAACAAATTTTAAAGGACCAAGGATCAGTTTATGGATTACCTGACTATATTTTAACAGATGAAGAAAAAGAAGTATTCTTAACATTTAAAGAAATTAACCAGTTAGAAATTGTTCGCCAAAACGCAATTCGTCAAAAATATGTTGATCAAGCAATTTCATTAAACTTATGTTTTGATCCAAACGATACTCCAAAATGGATATCACAGGTACATAAAGAAGCACATAAATTAGGAATTAAAACTTTATATTATTTAAGAACCGAAAGTGTATTACGAGGTGATAATTTACAACGTCTCTCAGAATGCATTAGTTGTGAAGGATAAAACATGAAAAAATATATGCTACCCATGCTGATAGCGCTCTCGGCTCTGTCCGTGAGCGCCTCAGCAGCGTTTTACTCAATCACAGGTCTATCAAAACTGTTTGCTGGAGCTAGTTTTGCTGTTATTATTATGGCTTCGTCTTTAGAAATAGCTAAATTAGTGATCGCTTCATTTTTATATCAATATTGGAGTGAAGTAAATAAAGTATTAAAAACTTACTTAACAATTGCTTTAGGAGTTCTAATACTAATTACCTCAGCAGGTATTTATGGTTTCTTATCTTCTGCTTATGAAACAACTGCTTCTAAAAATGTAGTTGTTGAAAAACAAATTACCGCTCTAGAAACTAAAAAATCTAATTACATAACAACTAAAGATGCTTATGTAAAAGATAAAGAACAAATTACTAAAAGTACATCAGAATTAAGACAAGCTTTATCTACAGGTACTATGACTCAATATAAGGATCCTAAAACAGGACAAATATTAAATGTAGCTAACGCTGGCAATAGAAAAGCATTTGAACGACAATTAGAAAATACTACTAAAGAAGAAGAAAAAACATCAGGCAAAATTGATGTGTTAAACGATAGTATTTTTAGTTTAGATAACCAAATACTAGAAGCACAATCAAATGCTGAAACATCGGGTGAATTAGGTCCATTAAAATATATTAGTAAGTTATCTGGAGTACCTATGGATAAAATTATTAATTGGTTTATTTTAGTTATTATATTTGTGTTTGATCCATTAGCAATTAGTTTAGTTATTGCTGCTAATTTTGCTTTTCATAAATTAAAAAACCCAACACAATTAGCTATATACGATGAAAAACCATCTGAACCTAAAGTAGAAC